GACTTGTACGAAACCAATACCACTCACTTTGCTTCTATTAATGCGCGTGTCGCAAACACAGTTGCTCTTGGATTTGCTTTTGAGGATTCAGACAAGACGAAGCGGCGAGTTGAAAAGGCAGATACGCCAGCTAAGAAAGATAAGATTAGAATTGAGTTGGCTCGAGAGCGTAAGAAGCTTTATGCATTGCTCGATGATTCCAATATTGAAGATACATTTTCGGAGACCATGATCAAGTTGTGGACGGACTATCTTACTATCGGAAACGCTTATTTGGAGATAGGGAGGACCAATGTTGGCAAGATAGGTTATATTGGTCACATTCCAGCTGTCAATATGCGAGTACGTAGGCAGCGTGATGGATTTGTGCAGTTGTCACGACATAGCAAGATTCAGTCTGTTTTCTTTAGGAACTTTCAAGATTTAGAAACATCGGATCCTATCAATACTGATGGACGACCTAATGAGATTATTCATTTTAAGGCGTATACACCAACAAGCAATTATTACGGAGTCCCTTCTGCGGTAACTGCTATTGGTGCGATCTTGGGTGACAAGTACGCAAAGAATTATAATATTGATTATTTTGAAAATAAGGCTATCCCTAGATATGCAATTATTCTTAAAGGTGCAAAGCTTAGTAATAGATCGAAGCAAGAATTAGTTAACTATTTTAGAACAGAGGTTAAAGGCAGGAATCATGGAACTCTTATCGTTCCCCTTCCTGCATCACTTGGTGGTGATGTAGATATAAAGTTTGAGAAGCTAGAAGCCAACGTGCAGGACGCATCTTTCGATAAATTCAGAAAGTCCAATCGTGATGAGATTCTAGTTGCTAATAGAGTACCGGCTCCCAAGGTTGGTGTTTACGATAATGCAAATCTTGCTGTTGCGAGAGATGCGGATAAAACTTTTAAAGTTCAGGTAGTTGGTCCCGATCAAAAGGTTATAGAGAAGCGGATTAATTATATTGTTAAAGAGTTTACCGATCTTGTAGATTTTAGATTTGAACAGATTGATCTGGTCGATGAAGATGTACAGTCTAAGATTAGAGATCGATATCTTCGTACTGAGGTTGTTACACCAAACGAGGTGCGAAACATGCTGGGTCTTCCTGACCGCGAGGCTGGTGAAGAAGAGCTTCCATATCCAAGCAATATTAGGAAAATGGAGTTGCTTATGCAAACGGGCATCAATCCGTTTACCGGTGAAGACATGGTGGAAGAAGAGCCAGAAAGGCCAGAGGGCGCTCCCGAGGGGAATGACAATGCTGACACTCCCCCAGCGGGAGATGACTCTGCGAATCCCGAGACCAGCAATGAGAGGGGCTCCGCCCAAGACTCAGGTGGGGTTCGTGATCAAGATTAAAGGAGGACAATATGTACGGAAATAGTAGTGTTATGTATTCAAATATCAGTGTAGACAGCACTGATTCAAAAATCACTTTAGGTCATCACACTGATGGTATTTACTTTCACAACACTCACGCATCGACTGATGCTACAGTAAAACTGAATGACCATGTGTCTGTGTTAATTCCTGCTGGTGGTACGGAGTACGTATGCATCCCCGGTGATTACACTGAATTTCAAGTGATCACTGCGTCTGTTACTCTGGCTGTTTTTGCTGTGGGTTAAAGGTTATTGTAATTAAATTAGATATATGTTATAATAGTTCCCATAGCTTCATAAGGAGGCAATAATATGCATGGCGAAAATTTACAACTAATCTTCCCTGTCTCTTTAATTAAAAATGAAGAGCGGGTTGTGGTTGGCGTAGCTACTGCTGATAATGTAGATAAGTCAGGAGACGTCGTTGATTTCAGCGCGTCCATGACAGCATTTAAAAATTGGCAGGGCAACATACGAGAGATGCACCAGCCTCTGGCTGTAGGCAAGGCTGTAGGTCATCGTCCCGTTGAGATTAATAAGGGTGGAAGCACCTACCGTGGTGTAGAGGTTTCTGCTTATATTTCAAAAGGGGCAGAGGATACTTGGCAAAAGGTTTTGGATGGCACCCTTGGTGCGTTCTCTATCGGTGGTCGAATCCTCGAACGCAAGGAAGATGAAACAAGGAAGTTTCGAGGTCAGCCGGTTAGTGTGGTTACCAAGTATGAACTTGGTGAGTTGAGTTTGGTGGATAATCCGGCAAACCCAGTTGCTAACATTACGTTGATTAAATCTGATGACGAAGGTCTATCCTATGCTCTCGCAATTGATGAAACGGAATGTCACACAGTTGGCGATACGACAGTATGTGTTACTGATAATACAATCAAAAGTACCGAATGTGACTGCAATGTTACGAAAGACTTGCATAATAAGAATTATTCTGATATGGTTATATACATGGAAGATACAGACGTTCTAACTGCGTCTGATGAAACCCCGTCAAATGACGGGGCTTTTGAGGGTGCCGAGTTGGAAGATAAGATCTCACTTCTTCAGAGGTTCTTGACATGGATGTCCGATCCCGCTAATGCGGAGCCGGATACTATTGTTGATTCTGATGAAGATGATGTAGAAAAAATTACTGCTGAAGTGGAAGAGATTGCGCTTGTGGCAGAAATCAATGAAGGAGATGATATTGATATGAATATCGATGAACTCACTGTAGCTCTAGGAACTGTCATTGATGAAAAGCTAGCTTCTCATTCCGAGGCTTCTGCCGCACAGGTTGAAACTTTAATTGAAGATAAGCTGGCCTCTGCCATTAATGCAATGACTGAGAAGCAGGAAGAACTCACAACTAAGGTTGATGAGTCAACAAAGTCAGTCACCGATAGTCTTGATGTGATCAACACTCGTGTTGAAACCGTTGAGAACGCTGGTGCAATTAAAAAGAGTGTTGATGAGACAGACGAAGAAGAGGATGTAGCCGTTAAGGCTGCCGTGGAGAGTGCCCCCGAGTCATTTTGGGGAAACATTTTTCTACCTCAGGACTTGATTAAGTCTCTTGGATACGAGTCATAGGGAGGAAATTATAAATGGCTAACGAAGAACTACTTCAAAAAGCAAACGAGGTTACTACCTCTGTTGTCGGCAATGCCTCTGGCGGTATTTTAAAGCCCGCTCAGGCTAACCGTTTCCTTGACTTCGTTATCGATCAGTCTGTTCTTATGCAACAGTCTAGGGTCGTTCGCATGAACAACCCGTCATTGGAAATCGATAAGCTGTCGGTTGGAACGCGGTTGCTTGCAAAAGCAACTGAGGCTACCGATACTGGCGCAAACGCTGCCGTGACCTTTGCTAAGGTCGCTTTAACGACAGTTAAGCTCCGGTTGGATTGGGAGGTCAGCACTGAGTCCCTTGAGGACAACATTGCTGGTGACTCCTTGGAGGATCATATCGCTCAGGTTATGGCGCGTCAGACGTCGAACGATATGGATGACCTTCTGATTAATGGTGATACCACAAGCAGCAATGCGCTGCTTAAGGCTCAGGACGGTTATGTTAAGTTGGGTAAGGCCAGTGGCACTACTCACGACGGTCTGGGAGCTAACATTAGTCGTTCGGTGTATGACGCAATTTTGCGTAAGATGCCGAACAAGTACATGCAGCGTCGTAATGAGTTGCGATACTTCAGTGGTCCGGGTATTGTGCAGGATACAATCTACACGCTGCAGAACCCGAACTCTGCTACTGAGGCTACTGCTGGTGCGCCTTCGCCCGGATCTACTATGGGTGACAGGCTTTACAACAACCCGGGTGGGCCTAACGGGGGTCCTGGTTCAACAGGTCTATCTCCGTTCGGTATTCCTCTAATTGAGGTTCCGCTGCTACCAGAGGATGTTGCTGGCACATATGATAGTCCCAGTGGTGTTCACGGGTACATTATTTTGACCTTCCCCAACAACCATATTGTTGGTATTCAGCGTGAGATCACGGTTTACCGTGAGTTCAAGCCGAAGAAGGACACGATTGAGTACACGCAGTACAACAGGGTTGCTCAGAACATCGAGAACGCTGAAGCTTATGTGATCGCTCAGGACGTTAAGATTAGGGCCTGATCGGCACTGTAAGTAAAATAGATATTGGTTTTAAATCACAAACCACCACCAGACACCCCCGGGTCGCTTAGATGCCTCCCGGGGGTGTTCTATTGTTGCATTTGATAATGATGTATGGTAAGATGTTCATTATGGCTGATAATAAAAGTACAGTTACAACTGAAGATTTGAAGAATGCTGAAGTAGAATCAGTGCCCGCCAAAAAGGCTGCCCCTAAGAAGGCTGCAGCACCGTCGGGTGACCAAATGCTATTTTTGCGTCATGGGTATGGATACTCCGTTGGTGAAGTGTTTTTCACTAGGGATCATCCTTACCAGTTGGTAGATGCTGCGACAGCGAAACGACTTCTAGCTACAACTCAGTTTGAAGCGGCTACTCAGAAACAGGTTAAAGAACACTACGGCGAGTAGCTGATAGGAAAAATCATGTCGGGGTTATCTAATTACTTAGAAAATAAACTCCTTGATCATGCATTGAGGAATACGTCATATACGCCGGTAGCAACGGTGTATTTGGCGTTGTATGTGGGCAGTCCGACTGATGCTGGTTCTGGAGGCGCTGAGGTCGCGGCCACTAGGCAAGCGGTAACTTTTGGTGCAGCTTCTGGCGGTGCGGTGTCCAACTCGTCTAGCGTGTCCTTTAGCAGCATGCCTGCTGTTACTGTGACGCACATTGGGGTCTTTGATGCTTCTGCTGGAGGCAATCTCCTGTTTCATGGAGCGCTGTCTTCTTCAGTAGTTGCTGCATCAGGGGACACGTTTACTATTGCTGCGAATGATCTTGATATTACACTTGACTAGCCTTTGGTAAAAAAACGTTACGGTGGTATAATCAGGGTATGGCTTTTAGTTACAATTTGATCGTAAATCAAGGCGAAACATTTCAAAGAACGTTTACATATAAATCTGGCGGTAGCGTAGTAGATTTGAGTACTCATTCTGGCCGAATGCAAATTCGTAATACTTATGATTCTCCTGCTGCGTTAGTTGATTTGACTAGCGGTGCTGGAGATATAACTTTAAATGCGACTGGTGAAATCGTTATTACTATCGCATCGTCTGTAACTACTGCTTTGACTGCTCCCGATACTGGTGTCTATGATTTAGAAATCATAACTTCAGGTGGGGTGGTTACAAGGTTAGTTCAAGGCACAGTAAGCATTACACCGGAGGTGACTAGATAGTGACAGATGTTGTTGAAACGGATGCGCTTAATACTTTAACAGTAGAGGGAGATCCAACTATAGTTTTAACAGAGACTGCAACGGGTCCGCAAGGACCTGCTGGCTCCACTGGTGCCACTGGTGCCACTGGTGCCACTGGTCCTAATACCACTGTAGTTCATGATCAGAGTTCAGCGAGTGCAACGTGGACGATAACCCACAACCAAGGTCGATATCCGACAGTAGATATTATTGATTCTGCTGGGAATCATGTTATTGGAGACATTAGACATAATTCCACAAATCAATTAGTAGCAACATTTGATAATGCTTTTGCCGGTAAGGCCGTTATAGTCTAGGAGGAAATACAATGGCTAAAAAGTTTTTGGTCCCTATTGACATAGAGTCATATATTGACCTTAATAAGAATGAATTAAGAAATGCTGTGGTGCAGAATCTAAGTACTGCACCCTCGGCTCCAAGTGACGGTCAGATCTATTATGATACTGACGATGACAAACTTTACTTGCGGGCAGATTCAGCATGGGAGATTGTCAATAGATTCACTGCGGCTGATGAAACGAAGCTAGATGCTATCGAAACTGCAGCAGATGTAACAGATGCGACAAACGTCAACGCCGCTGGTGCGGTTATGGAGACTGATTTTGATGCTACAACTTTCTTGTATGCAACAAGCGATAATACTCCACAACCTAAGACGCCGGCACAGGTGCTCACTATTCTCGGTATCGAGACTAGTGCCACCGCAGACCAAACTGCCTCTGAAATACTGACTCTCCTCCTAACGGTAGACGGCTCAGGCACTAGTCTAGATGCAGACAAGCTTGACGCTCAGGAAGGCTCGCATTATCTAGCTAGGGCCAACCACACAGGAACACAGGCTGCAAGCACAGTCTCTGACTTCGATACTCAGGTCCAAACGAGTCGTTTGGATCAGATGGCAGCACCAACTGGTTCGGTTTCCGCCAACTCTCAGAGAATTGTCAGTGTTGGCAGTCCAAGTGCTGATACGGATGCTGCAACTAAGGCTTATGTTGATGCCACTAAGCAGGGTTTGAATGTTAAAGATCCTGTTCGTGTGGCGAGCACTGCGAATGTTGCGGTTGCTGATGGTCTTGAAAATGGTGACACTGTTGATGGTGTGACTATTGCCACTGGTGATCGTGTCCTTTTGAAGGATCAGTCAACTGCTACTGAGAATGGTATCTATGTCGCAGTAGCTTCGGGAGCGGCTAGTCGGGCAGCCGACATGGACGCTTCTAGTGAGGCGATTGGCGGTGCCTTTGTTTGGGTGAATGAAGGTACAGTAGGCGCTGATACACAGTGGGTAATCACAACGAATGACCCGATTACATTGGGTTCTACTTCGATTACGTGGACCCAGTTCTCTGGTTCCGCGCAGGTTACTGCCGGTGATGGTATTAATAAGAGTGGCGGCGAATTGTCCGTCGATCTTATCACCAACTCTGGTTTGGCAGTCGATTCAAGCGGATTGTCAATTGCTTCCAGTGCTGCTGGTGACGGGCTTACCCTTACAAGCGGTGTTTTGAGTGCTGACTTTAAGAAAGTTTCAGCTACTCTAACCGGAGATGGCAGCGCTGCTGCCTTCACTGTTACACACAGCCTGAGTTCACGAGATGTACAGGTGACGGTGTATGCTTCAGCTTCTCCATATGCAGAAGTTGAGGTTGACATTGAGCATACTACTACTGGTGCGGTAACGGTTACGTTCGCTACTGCACCAGCCAACGGAACGGACTATCGAGCCGTAGTGGTTGGCTAAAAAATAACATAAACTGGCGGATCGCTTGAGGGCGATCTGCTATAATATAACGGGACGGTTGAGGTCGTGGCTAAATCTTTCAAGACATCTATATCAATTGACGACGCAGGCTCTGCGGCGTCTGAAGCTCTTAGGACGAAAGTTGCTGGCGACTCAGCTGCCCGTTTATCAATAGACGCTGGTGGTAAGTTGACTTGGGGCGCTGGTAGCGGTTCAGGTGATGTTACCTTGTATCGTTCTGCTGCAAACATATTAAAGACTGATGATGCATTGCAGGCGGTAGCCGGCCTGATTACTAGCACTACTAGTGGAGCGCCTTCTGCGTCTATCGCTGATGGTGCTATCTCTATTGATACATCAAATGATGCTTTCTATTTCCGGTCTAGTTCTTCTTGGCAGCAGGTTAGTGGTGGTGGTGCTAGTGTAACTGTTTCCGATACGGCTCCGTCTAGTCCTGATGCGGGGGATTTATGGTATGAGTCTGATACTGGTAATACGATTGTATACTATGATGATGGTGTGGGTGACGCTCAATGGGTGGAGCTTGGTCATGCTGCGGATTCTACTGTAGTTGAGTATGCCGCAAATATTGATGGCGGGGTGCCTAGTAGTAATTATACTGGGATTGCTACTCTGGATGGTGGCGCAGTTTAATGGCTATTAACTTTCCTGCATCTCCAACATTGAATGATGAAGTTACCCAAGGTAACATGGTGTGGTTTTGGAATGCAACCTATTGGGAGCTTAGATCTAGTACATCAAAGTTTTCGGCAGGCGATGATGCTCCCTCGAGTTATACTCCTGGAGATTTC